CGACTGTACCAAGTTGTTGTGTAGTAGAGATATACTCCCAGTCACCAGACAGGGTAAACTCTTGGGAGTAGGAAGTTGAGGAATCCGCGTACAGGTTTAGCAAGACTTTTTTCCCGGCTGTGCCGCGCACAAGCGCGCTGAAAGTCAGCGTCTCGCCGGAGTATTTGGCGGGCAGCTCAAGCGTTTGCCCAAGCGGCAAATAAATGTCGGTTGCGCCGACCGTGACATAGCCATCTTCCAAGGTCATAGTCGATCCATATAATTCCCAGCAATCCACGCAGCGTGCATTGTAGCTTGTTTCTCCGCGAGAATTGACAGGGTTACGCATATCCCAATTTACCAGCAGATTCCTGTTGGAAGCCGGAGCCAACAGGTTGCCCTTGTGCCGTATGTCCCAGGTGGACGGTAGCGCAAACACCGCTTCTTCCGTGGCTTTCATGCCGATTGCCGCGCCTGCCGCCGCGTCCATAATGTCCAAGCCCACCACGCGCCCCGGCAAAAGCGATTCATACGTGACGGAGTTTCCGAGCGCGTCCTGCGCCACGATTTTAGCGAAGTAGGAATATGCCGAGGACAGGCTGCCGCCAAGCACGGACGGCGTACCGCTGACGAGCGCGTTTGCGGAGCCGTAAGCACCGGAGGCAGTGCGAATATAGGCGTTTAGGGTCAGGCTGTTTTGACCAGACAAGGAGCTAAAGCCACCCGTTGCCAGCGCCTTCCAGTAGGCACCCTCTGCGGCAGCGTCGCCGGAAGCGTCGCACCGGAAAAGCTGCTGTCCGATAATGGACGGAAAGGAGTACGGTAAAACTGTGATTGCCACATCTTCATATGACTGTCTCCCCCGCGTGTCCGTCACTGTGCAGCGGAAGGTTATGGTTCCTGATTCTGCAAGCGTTCCGGTTCGATATTCTGTGGGAGGAAGGGGGTAGACGGGATCGTTTGCGTAATAAAACGTCATGTCCGTGGTAAGACTGCTGCCGATTGACGCACCGTAGCACCCGCTCATGTCCACCTTCGACCAGTCCACGGTAAAGGCGGCCTTGGAATAACCCTGCACATACCCAGTGATCCCAGAGGCGGGCGTACCGGTATTGTAATAAGAAAGCGTGATCCACCCAGACAATAGAGCGGGCTTGATGCTTTCTGGGACGGTCAAATACAGATAGTAAAATGTTTCCCCGACAAGCGTTGCCCCGTTGTAGGTTTGACAGGTAAGCGTCATGATTCCGGTTGTGTCATTGGGCATTTGGGAAGCCAAAGAAACCGAAGGTGTCCACGATAGGCTGGTTTGCGCCGTGTTTGTGACGACAGTTCCAGAAGCACCGGACGCATCGCCTTCCGCCCGGAAATCATAGGTAATCGTATGCGTATACGCCGCGTTGTCCCGGTTGATGTAGATTGCGACCGGGCTTCCAAGGTATGATCCGTTTGCCAGAATCGATGATGCCGCCATGCGCTATTCTCCTATCCACCACGCGGTGAATCCGTCGTTACCTGTGAGAAGCCACTTGTCAGAAAGGTTTATCCCGTTTGTCACGGTCAGGTTCGTAATATAAAGCCTTGAGTTGGATAAATATGCAACTTCCGTTTCCCATTGATAGAAGGACAGCTTCTGCGCCGTCAGCACGACGGAGAACTGCTTTTTGTCCAGCACATCATAGTCCGTCCCGTCAACTTCCTCTGTCGCTCCGGTATCGGACAAGTTTTGCCCGATAGCGATGCCGATGATGGGCGTAACCCCGTCGTAATAGACCACGCCGGAACGGATGTACCCGGAGGTTTCCACGCGGTACTGCTCCAGCACTCCCAGCGCGGAGTTGATGGCGGATATGGTCGCGTTATAGTCGATCTCCTGCGCCACATACTGAGGCGTGGCGGTGAACTGCGCGGCAACATGCTCCTGAAAGGTTCCGAAGTCGCTGTTTGCCACATAGGAAGATTCCAGTGTATGCTGTACGGTTTCAATCTCCGAATGCACCTGATCCGCCGTTTTGACGATCAGGCTTTTTAACGCGGATGCCGTGCTGTTTAGGGATGCGGACGCAGCCGTCCCGAGGGAACCGCCGACCACGCTTCGCGCCTGCGAGTTGGGGGAGAAATTGCTTTCGTCCAGGTTCTGCAGGGCGGTGTTCAACTGCCGAGAGATCCCGAAAAGATATTCCCGGAGCGTCAAGAGTTGCTTCTTTTCATCCCCGGTCAGCGGCGGAGGAGGGGAAAACACGGCAGGCATTACTCGTCGCCCCCCATCTCCAGTATCCGGGCGATAGAATACAGGCTAATATTCCCGGTTCCAGATAGCTTGATTTGCAAATGGTCGCAACGGCGCGGGCGTACCGCAAGCGTCACCGTGCCCGTGCCGAGCTGCTGCAGCGTTCCCGCCTTGACCCATGAGCCGTCGCTGTCATACTGGATATAAAAGTCCACTTTCGCGCCCGTTTCCATCTGCAAGCGGAAATTATAGCGGGATACGTACTTCCTGTCCGGGTATTCATAGTAAAGGATGCCGCTGACGGCTTGCCAGGAAACAGAGGTTTCCAGTGTCCCGGTTGTGCCGTTCTCCGCCATCAGCTTGAGGCTTCCCGCGTCTATATAGTAAAGTTCCGCGTCCACACGCGAGAACGCAAGGGCATGCGTCGCGTCCTCCCTGTGCCATAGGTTGCGGTCAATGTCATAGGCAAACAGGCTCCACGTTCCGGCAGATGTGCGCATGGACAGATAATACTTCTTCCCATAGCTTCCAGCCGATGCCTCAAAGTATTGCACATCTCCCAGGGCCTCAGAAACGCCCATAGGAAGCGAACCTTGATACGCGCATACATCCGTAGGGCTTTTGTAATATAGCGTCTCATTGACCACCACAAGGCTTTTGGACGAGCCTTTTTGTACTCCCCGGCAGATCGTATCGTCTACCGCATGCGCTCCCGCCGCAGAGATGGATACCCGGTGAATAGTGTTCTCCTTGAAGAACGTGGGATACCCCAGGTAATTCACCGCACCCGTCCATTGCCCGTCCGAACCCACTGCAGCCGCCCAGGAATCCGTAGAAATACCCATGAAGCGATTCCAGTTCTTGAAGTCGCCCAGGGCGCAAGCGTACAGTTCGTTGAGGTTCTGCTCCCCGTCGTTGCCGTAGTAGCACCCCCACAGGCGGTTTCCGGCTTCGCAAACGAAATCCATGTCCGGTATCTCGCGGGCAATCGTGACCGTCCCGGTCGATTGCGTGAAAGCCTCGTTCAGTAATCCAACAACTACAATATAATCATCCACATTCGCGTCGTCGTCGCCGCCCAAGGCATAGATGATCTTGCTGCCGTTGAGCGCGTCGATCTGGTCATAGGCCGTCGTCCCCGCCGTGGTGTGAACGCACCCGGAAAGGGTCACTCCGTCATAGACCGAGAACAGAGCGGGAATCGCGCCCTGCGTGGAAAAGGTAATCTTGGTATAGACCGTGGGCACATCCACCCAGATAGAGGACGCGGAAGAATACTGTTTGAGCGTGTTCGGCACCGCGCTTGAATCAATCCATAGATCACCATTGGACGGGCTTTCCGGTTCCGTCGCGGAGATCGTCGGCGTGGCGTAGGCCGTGCCGTCCGCTTTGCACATTGTGAACGTGATCGAGGATTCCGATATGCTGGAATAGGTCGCCTCCATGCTTCCGTAATCTGTAGCGTCCGCCGTGTTGAAGTACACCTTATCTGGGAAGATGCAGAGGTATGCGCCCATGCTGACGAGCTGCTTCGCGGGATACGGGCATTCCGTCCACGTTGTCCCGTACCGCTTGGTGATCCCGGTAGAGGTATTATACCAATAGTCGCCCGCAGACGGCGTTGTGGGCGCCGTAGCGGCCCTTGTAATGTTGGGCACGGATAAAGTCGTGACTTGCGTTGCCGCGCCGTTATAGTAAAGTGTCGCGCCGTCCACATAGGCAAGCGCGTCCTTTGCAATCAAGCCTTGCGGGGCTGTAAGCGCGGATACTTCTCCGCGCTTGCCCCGGTTCGCCATCAGGGGAAAGTGAGTGCTGGACAGGTTTGTTTCGTCGTAAAACTCGCCATCCCGTATCTTTTTCCCGTGATTATATCCAAAAAACGTATCAGTCATAACCCGATACGTTTTCGGCTCCGTCAGATTCGGGAAGTAGGGCATAATACCCTCCTAAACCACAAAATAGGGGTTGTTCTGCCTGGGCAGCACCGTCCGGTTGTAGAAGTTCTGATAGGTCAGGTACGCATTGTTGAAAAGCACCTGCGCGTTGTTGTACCGCCCAAAGTCGCCGTTTTCCAGGTGAATGTTCATTTCCAGGTACCGATGGTAGACGTTAGAATACGGCTCCGGCACCAGAAGGTCACTGTCGAGGTCGTCCTCCGTGTAGGCGGAGAATTCATAATCTTCATCGTCCTCGGTTTCGTGCGTGTTGATAATCTCATCCACAATCTGCGCTTCCAGTTCGTTGATCCAGCCGATTTTCACATCCTGGTCAAATGAATTGGGCACCAGTTTGTCCACCGCACTCAAACAATTCCGCAGTTTCATGCTGTTATCCCGCCGATTCCGTTGCTACCGCAGTAATCACGATGTCGCCCGTAACCTTCGCACCGTCAATAGCGATTGCTCCGGTTTCCGCGCTGTACGTGTAGTCTGTCGTCACAGTCTTTTCTACGCCGCCAATCGTGACGGTAATCGTCTCGGGCAGGTCGTACCCGGTATCCGCTGTAATGGTGGCTTCAAAGTCGTCACCCGTGCGGATCGTCGCAGGCTGTCCGGTAGCCGTCGCCGCCGTCAGGGTATAGGTAATATCCAGCACAGCCAGGGAAACAATAGTGATGGCAATATCGCCCGTAACCTTGGCGGCAGGCACACCGATGGCCCCGGTGGCTACATCATAGGTATAATCTGTCACAACCGTTTTTTCGGTGCCGCCGACGGAAAGCGTGATGGTGTCCGGCAAAGCATAACCTTCCGCAGCCGTGACTACGGAAGCAAGCGCGGTATCTTTCCAAACGCTTGCAGGCTGATCTTCTGCCGTGGTTTGCGTCAAGGCATAAGACACGGCATAGGGCATGAGGGCCGCGCCCTTCAGGGCAGTCAGGATTCCATTGACGGCTGTAATCGCATCCGCAGCGGTTTCTCCCGTCACATTGGCGACGGTAGCGACGGCATTGACTTCCGCCGCGCCGTTTTCGTCGATGTTTACGCCGCGACCGTTGTTGACTTCAACAGCCCCTTCCGAATCGATTTTCAGCCCGTCGCCAATGTTTACGCCCAGCGCACCGGAAGCCATCTCCACACCATTCCCGGCCTTGAAAGATTCATAGACGGGAACAGGGGGCGCGGAAATGTTTGTCCGGTTGGCAAGGAGGGCAGCGACGGAATCCGGAACGTTGACCGTTGCCCCTGCCTCATATTCATACTTCTTGCCCTGTATGCGGACAATAAAAGGATTATCCCCTTCCGGGATTGTCACATAAGGCATGCATGCCCTCCTTGCCGGGACAGCCCCGGATTATAGGTATCTCTGCTCCTGCTGCATCCGCTCCTGGAGCTGACGCTTACGGGCTTCGGACTTCTCTTCTGCCTCAAGCGAACGTTTTAAAACGTCATACACAGGCCGGGGAAGGCGGGAAGTCTTGCCGTAGGGTACTTGGTAAGGTTTGCCGTTGACGCATACATACTTGGATGTTTCGTCGGTCGTGGTGGTTTTCGGCAGGAAGAAAGGCACCCTGTCTTTCCAAGGATCGTACTTCTTCTGCACCTGGTTCAGTTCCGCTTCTGCGGCATTTTTTGCAACTGCCATGCTATAAAGCCCTTTCTACGAAGATTTAAGATAGGGGAGCGGTTTCCCGCTCCCCGGATCGAGGTTAGTTCGCGGTATCCACCAGGGAGGACGAGGAAACGCTTTCCACGCGCACGATACGATCCTGATACAGGATTTTCGCGCCGTTGGTAGCCATCTTATAGCCCGCCGTGGAGAACTGATCGAGGGGGCCACCCGCCTCGCTCTCGGAATGGATGATGAACTTCAAGCCAGCCCCGGCAGGATCAATGGTGCCGAAAGCGTCCTTGCCCATGAAAAGCGTGCTGTACACTGCCACGCCTGCCTGCTCGGCAGCCTTGGAGTCGCCGCCTTCTCCGGGATAGAGCTTGTCACTTGCGGCAAGCGTTACGGGCGGGGCCTCTTCCAGCCACACATACTTAGCGGATTCGTCCACGCCGACGATGGTTCCGGTACCCACCAGGGGATCGCCGGTCTCGGAATCGTCCATGAAGTGTACCTGACGCCCTACCAGACCCGCAGCCAGGCCCGTCAAGGTTTCGCTCACGGTCACGCGGTACGCGGAGTAGTCGCCAGCGTCCACGCCGGAATCGGTCGTGTCGGTGCCTGTGTAGGCGGCGACGGTCAAATAGTCGGAGGTATCGCCGCAGAGGGGAGTGCCAGCGTCCACCTTGGCCTGCGTGGACTTGATGAAGCGTACGCCGTGAAGTTCGCCGATCTCGCCGTTGAAGATGGATTTCGCGTCCGCATACTTGTGGGCTTCGATCCAATCTTCCGACTTGCGAAGGTCATAGGACACGGAGGGATGGATAATCGCAACGTAACTTCCGTTAATCTTCGGCACGTTGTTCTTTTCCAGTTCGCGGGCGGCCTTGGCAACCATATCGGGGGTGAGTTTGCACATGGCGGCGGCGGCGGTCGTCAGCTGGTAGCGTCCGGCAGGGGTGGAAACGTAGGCATCGCTGGAAGCCGTGTTGACGGCATCCGCATAGAGGACGTTTGTCCCGGCAACCATGTCGTTGCGGATCAACTCGTCCGTGGTCTTGCCAGCAGACGCGCCCAATTCCTCGGTTGCGCCAAGGAGAACGTTGTCGATAGAGTGCAACTGTAACTCGTCCGTGATGGCGACATACATGCCATAGGTGGTGATGCTGTCGGTCATGCTGGACTGTCCGAAACGCTCACCCGTGGGGATCACGCCTTCGGTCAATACGGACGCGTTCGGCAGGGTGTTCCACTTGCGCCATTCCACGGTTTTGCCGCGGTTAGCGGGTAAGGGCTGTTTGCGGGCGAACTGCTCATACACCATTTCCGCCCGGGCGTTTTCCAGGAGTTCGGTGTCATAATAGGTTTTCGCCAGGGACGAAAGGGTATTGGTGCCGGAGAAGGTCTCCAGGGCGCCCGTTCCTGCGTTGACATAGCCGGTGGTAGCATTGACCAGGGTTCCGCTGTCCGCGAAACGCTGCAGGTTGAAAGTGAAGTTATACATGATGCCTCCCGATTAGAGTACGACACGCTCTCCGCGCCGCACTCGCTCTTTAATCTGATCTCGGAACGCCTTGGACTTTATATCCGCGGCGGTGATGGAGGCTTGCTGTGGCTTCGCGGCGCTCTCTGCGGGGCGCGTGGAGCCTGATTGAATGGCGTTTGAAACCTGTTGAGACACCTTTTGCGCGGTGAACTGCATGGCCCCGGCAAGAATCTCGTCCATGTGGAGGGATTCGTATGCCCGCTGGACGGGGATTCCGTTCTCCACCATGCGCCGGAACTCTGGGTTAGCCATCTCGGTCTGGATGTTTAACCCTGGATACTTGCCCTTTGCCGCTTCCGCTTCCTGCGCAATCGCCGCGTACCGTTGCCGTTGCGTGGCTTCCTGCGCCTGCCGCTGTGTCTGGGCTTGCTGCTGTGCCGCCCGAAACTTGAGTACGGCAAGCTCTTTCAGATCCTCCTCCGGCTTCCCCGTTTCCAGGCTTTGCGCCTCAATGTACTTCGGGTCGGCAAGGACGGTTTCTGCCAGCGCGGCGTAATCCACTTTGGTCGGGTCGGACAGGTCAATCTTGTACCGATCCGCCAGGACTTGGAGCAGCGGCTGCATCCGGTCCACGGTGTCGGCGAGGGGCTTCATGTTTTTCAGGCGGTTTTGCACGATGCTCTGCACATCCGCGTCATACTGCGCCTTGTACTTGCCCCTGACGACGGTTTCATAGGTTTCATCTGGTTCTTTTTGCTCAGCGACGGCCTGAGCGGGCGCGGCTTCCTCTTGCTTGGGCTGGGCGGCGGGCGCCGCCTGCTTGGCATAGATTGGGGTTCCGCGTTTCGTCCGTAATACAGGCTCTTCCCCTGTAGTGGCAGGAGCGGCGGCCCCCTGCGTATTTGCGCCCGTTGCGGCTGTCCCGGAACCTCCGCCACCATCCCCGGAGCCTCCATCCGCGAATCGCTGTAGGTCAAAAGACAACCAAGAATACATATCTGCCATATAGGCCCCCTGACTTTCTGCGGGTTAGGTCCGCGATTCCGCTTATGAGTATAACAAAACGTGATGGCCCATGTAAGACCACCACGTTTTGCCCGTAAATAGGGGTTATTCTATGATTCGGATGTTGTCGGGATAATGGTCGGCAAGTAGCTTATAACCGTGATAGGCAAACCCAAAGGCAGTATCAATATCTTTCCTTGCCCCTGCGTTGGACGGGCTCGATATGTACATGCATTCCTCATCGTCTTTCCATCCCGAATACCATTGTAAATCATACAAAGTCATCATAAGCGCATAGGTGATCGTTGATGCCCCTGCACACACAATGTCTTTCCCAGCCTCCGCATACCCAGAATGTCCGCTTACCTTGACGGAATAAGGCTTTTCCTTAAATTCAACAGTTATCATCTCGGTTGTGTGGCTTGCGCCGTCCTTTCTCGGGCTTTCTTCGTCGTGCCCGGTTCGTCGTTCTCCGGCGATATTGCCGGAGATTGCCCCATCGGTAACGCTTGCACCTGCCCGCCGCCTGCGTCCATCATAGCCTTTTGCGCCAATCCCTCGGCAAGTTTCGGCTCATACTTGCTTGCCAGCGCAAGGGCCATCTGCGCATACTGGATCATTTTTTGCTGGAATGTCGCGTTTTGCTGAACGTGCTGGATTACCGCGTCCTTGCCGTCAAAATCCATAATATCCAGCGTGGAGATAGCCTGATCGACCAGCTGCGGGTTGAAAAAGCCAAGCTGGAAAAGCTGGATGGCAAGCTCATTCTGCGCCATCTTGGTATAGGGGTTCGCCTTCTGGGCCACCACGTCAATGTCAAACGTGGGCTTTCGCATGCCCAGATCAACGCCGAACGCATTGCCCTGATCCTGCGCCTTAATTCGGGCGTTGCTGTACACCACATACTTTTCCGCTCCGGCCTCGCCCACGATACGGAACGTGCGGGGCAGGTCGTAGAACTGCCTGAAACGCTCTATAACCTTGGTAATCAGGCGTTCATACGCACGATAGGCGCTCTTGGTTGCGGCCCTGCTGGAGCGTCCTGCGCTTTCCTGGAGGGCGGCAATGGCAGAAGCAGCGGTCACGCCTGACCCGGTCGTCCCGTTCTGCACGTCCATGTTACCGGAGGTGAATTTCAGTTCGTCAATCTTGGCTTGAAGTATCTGCGCATAGATGCCATCCAGCGGCGGCACTTCGATGGGCTTGATCGAATCATCGCCCAGGTTCCCGTTGACATGGACGAACGGCTTTCCCCAGTCGGCAAACTCCTGCTCATTTACGGCACCGTCCGTACGGATAAAATACCGCTTGTTTGAGGCCATGAGGGCGTTTTTGACGATGGCCTGATTCAGCTTGTCAATGGATTCCTGCGGGGATTTTCCAATGTCAATGTACCCATAACCGCACGGGCTTCCCTCCACGGGGAATAGACGGTCAAACACAAAGGGGTATTCGCCATCGTCGTACAGCCCGGTTTCTGCAAGAGCAGGGTTATTCTCCGTGGATTCAAGGATGTTGTCACCGACGAACTTGCAGTAATGCAGGACGGTCTTATTGCCCACGCGCCGCTTGTAGTACCAGTCAACAACCGTCGATGTGTTGCTCGTGTCCACGTTATCGTCATACGCGTACTTGGATACAAGAATTGTATTGCCCTTGAGCTTCCCGGATAGTTGCGGATATTGCGCCTCCAGGGTCTCGTTGTCCTCAACGGTAGCCAGGAACAAGTGCGGGCTTTCCTCAATATCCGTAACGCCCGGTTTCCAGTAGAGATTTAGCGCGTCCACCTTCCGAATCGCAATGTCGCCCAGCCCGTTATTCTTGGATGAATCCCATAGCACCGCATAGATCGCGGTTCCGCTCTTCATCTTCGTCCAACATGCGTCGCTGTATGTCTCTTCAAAATCATTTTGCTTGAGAACTACAGGAAGAATGCTCGTCAGTGTCTCTGCTTCCTGCTTGTCTGCCTCTTCGC